TTATGCAGACCGTACCGACCTGCTTGCGTGTTCAGAACTTGACACTGGCACAACGAACAGCAACAACTTTGCAAACGCATCAGTCAGCGACCCTGCTTACTGGGTTGAGTGGATGTATACAGCAGCTGCAGACATTCTCAATGGCTCGAATGGCAACTTGCCTTCAGTTCTTGCTGTGTCACCAAACGTCTGGAAGTTGCTTGGCTCATTGAGCGACACTGCAGACCGTCCGTTGTTTCCACAGGTTGGCCCAATGAACGCATACGGCACACTTAGCCCCGGTGGAGACGCAGGTTTTGCATTTGGACTTCGTGTTGTAGTTGACAGAAACATCACTGCGCTCGGTATGTACATCATGGACCCAACAGCAATTGAAAACTGGGAACAGCAAAAAGGCGCAATCAGCATTGAGCAGCCTTCACAGTTGTCACGCCAAATTGCTTTCCGTGGTTACTTTGCTTCAAAGGTCATCGACCCAACCAAGTCCATCAAGGCTGCTTTCGTCTAAACCGACGAACTACTAGAGGAACTGAAGAACCATGGCCACTTACGATCTAGCGTTTCACACACGCCTAGACGATGTTGTGGTTCTTCAGACCTTCGTTGAAACTGGCATTCAAGTTGGCGATGTTGTCACCATTGCTGGCGCTGGCCACGACATAAACGGCACACACACCGTTCTATCTACGCAAGACAACGAATACATCGGACAGTCAGACGAAGGCGACTTTGAGTTTGACAACGAGGTCATTCGACTGTTTCAGTTTCTCTTCCGAGACGCTGGCGACGATCTAGAGCGTTCTGTTGCTACAGGAACTGTCACTTTCACACCGTCTGTATCGTGGATACAGGCTTCCGATGTGACAAGTTGGTTAGGTATTGACGTGGCTACTGCTAACGACACGGCCTTCATAACGGTCTGCGTCAATGCCACCAACAACTGGTGTTTCAGAAAGCGTCGTGAGGCTGGCTATACAGACTCGATGACAACAGTGCCAGGTGCCGATGTGAAACTTGGGGCGATCATGTATGCAGCAACTCTCTACCGTGAGCGTGGCTCTGCAGATTCGTTTGCCTCATTCGACGCAATGTCTTCAATACCTATCCCTTCAACCATGGGACGAATCATGTCTCTCATTGGTTGTGGCCGTCCACAGGTGGCGTAATGGCTGCATCTGGAATCCTTGTTGACGCAGTGAACGCAATCAAAACAGCGCTCACAGCGTTGGGTTTGAAACCAGTCACAGACCCACGCAACGCACGCCCAATGTCTGTCTTTATTGAACTCCCAGTAATGACGTCATTCACTTACAACGTGGGCGACTTTCGCATCCCAGTTCGCATACTTGCAGCTCCCCCCGGCAACCAAGATTCAGGTGACTACCTGATGACCACGGTTGACACAATTATGAACTCTTCCATTGCCGTAGTTGACGCCCGACCGGGCAACGCTTCATACGGTGGGCAAGACATACCAACATACGATTTGACTGTGGCTATCGCAGTCAGACGAAACTAGAAAGGTCAGAAATGGCATCAACAACATTCCTCAGCAACGCAACTGTGAACATCACACAGGGTGCTACTACATACACAAAGATTGGCGACAACGCCAACCAAGTGACATTGACCATCGGTCAGGACTCGCTTGAATCAACAGCATTCGGTGACACTGGTCATCGTTTCGTTGGTGGCCTTCAGAGCGTTGAAGTTACTATTGAGTTCTTCCTTGCTTACGGTGGCTCAGGCGCAACAGCAGAAGTTGAAACAGCACTTGCAGACATGGTCGGCAAAGGCAGCACAACACTCATCATCAGCCCATCTGGAACGACTGAGTCAGCGTCTAACCCTGAGTACACCATTACAAACGCAATGTTGGAAAACTTTACGCCTATCAACTCAACCGTGGGCGAACTCGCAACCGTGACGGCTACCTTTACTGGTGGCACATGGGTTCGAGACATTACCTGATCTAAGGAAAGAGGGAAACAATGAAAATCCAACTACGCATCACGCCGAACGAAGGCGAACCATACGAACTAGAAACAAATTTGTTTGTAGTGGTCGCTTGGGAACGCAAGTTCAAACAGAAGGCATCTTCACTGGCCAATGGCATCGGCATTGAAGACCTTGCGTTTATGGCATACGAATGTTGCAAACAACACAACGTTCCAGTGCCCATAACATTTGACGAATACATCAAATCCGTGAACGCCGTGGAGGTAGTTGGTCAAGAAGACCCAAAAGCCACGGAAGCAACAGTTACAGAAGAGCCTTAGCAGAAGTACTTGTTGCCACCGGGTATTACCCCCCACAAATACCATTTGAGACGGATGACCTAAACACGGTCATTGAGATTTTGAATAAACAACAGAAAGCAGCGAAACGGAAATGACAGCATCAGCCTCCATAGAAATGACAGGTCTGAAAGAAGCCATCCGTTCACTGAACAAAGTTGAACCTGGTCTTCGTAAAGAGTTCACCAAGAACGCCAACGAAATCGCCCAACCAGCCATCCGTGAAGTTCAGCAGGGCTACGCAAAAATTCCTTTGTCGGGTATGGCTCGAAACTGGACAGACAAATCAGGACGCAAAATCTTTCCGTTCTCCGTGGCTAAGGCACAGTCTGGAGTCAAGTTGAAAGTGGATGCTGCAAGGGAAGCCGTGAGCCTGATCTACATCACACAGACCTACGTCGGCGCTGCCGTCTTCGAGGCTGCAGGGCGTAGCAACCCCAACACACTGGGAGACTCTCTAGGGCCACTCAAACCCAACCAGACGAGAGTTCTTGGGCCTTCTGTATTTAGGAAGCGTGGCGAAATTGAAAAGGCTTTACAACGCCTCTCAATGGATGCCATTCAGCGTGTCCAGAAAGAACTGAACTAATGGCTCTTGCTATACCAATCATAAGCACCTTCGACGGAGGTGGAGTTTCCAAGGCCATTTCGGAATTCCGAAATTTGGAGGGCGCAGGAAAAAAGGCGCAGTTCGCCATCAAGAAAGCAGCCGTTCCTGCAGCTGCAGCCTTGGCTGGTTTAGCCGTCGTTTTAGGCGACGCTGTAAAGGGCGCTATTGACGATGCAGCAGCGCAAGACTTGCTTGCTAACAGCCTTCAAAAAACCACTGGTGCAAATGACGACCAGATTGCCAGTGTTGAAGACTGGATAACGGCGCAAGGTCAACTGCTCGGAATTTCGGACGACCAATTGAGGCCGACTTTGAATCGGCTCGCTAGGGCAACTGGTTCAGTTACTACGGCGCAAGAGTTGGCGACTCAAGCCATGGACATTGCTGCAGCCACCGGCAAACCACTGGAGACCGTCGTAGGGGCATTGGAAAAAGCCTATGGTGGCAACCTTGCAGCCCTAGGCAAACTTGCTCCTGAATACCGTCAGATGATAAAGGACGGTTCAACTTTTGAAGACGTCATGTTTGCACTTGCTCAGACCACTGGTGGCGCAGCTGCAGATGCAGCCGAAACCACGGCAGGCAAGTTTGCTCGACTCAAACTTGGTTTTGACGAAACAAAAGAATCTATTGGTGCAGCACTTTTGCCAGCCGTTGAAAAGTTGTTGCCATACCTTGAGAAGTTTGCAACCTGGGCGCAAGACAACCCCGAAACATTTATGATTATTGCTGGAGCGTTAGCAGCCATTGCAGCGTCCATCGTGGCCATAAACATTGCCATGGCACTCAACCCAATTGGGCTTATCACCATTGGCGTCATTGCGCTCATTGCTGGTCTTGCTATTGCTTACACAAAGTTTGAAGGTTTCCGAAAAGTTGTTGACAATGTTTTTGGCGCTATCAAATGGTACGTTAATAATGTCACGATTCCAGCAGTCAATCTGTTAGTAGATGTATTCAAAAAAGCCTTCAACGGCATTGCTACCATCTGGAATAACACCATCGGCAAGTTCTCTTTCAAAGTTCCGTCTTGGGTGCCCGGTATTGGTGGCAAGGGTTTTGAGATGCCTAACATTCCGATGTTGGCTAACGGTGGCATTGTTACTGGCCCGACGCTGGCGATGATTGGTGAAGGCCGTGGCCCAGAGGCTGTGATTCCGTTAGACCGTATGGGTGAGTTCGGCATGGGTGGTGGCACGACTGTCAACATCAACGTGAACGGTGGCGACCCTCAATCCGTCGTGAACGCTCTACGCACCTACATGAGGCAAAACGGTTCTGTTCCTATTCGTGTGAGCAACATCTACTAGCCATGGCTTTACAGACCTACACGGTGTATTACTCGACAGACCCTGTCGGTGTCGGCTGGACTGCGCTCACTAACGTGCAGAACATTCAGTTCAGCATTGGTAGGCAAGCACAGTTAGACCAAGTCAAATCGGGTGTGGGCACTATTGAGATGCGCTACCCAACTGGCTATGCGTCTCCTATCACGGCGTTAGTTGCTGGTACATACATCAAAATTGAAAACACCACTGGTGTGGGTACGCCACGCATTATTTGGGTTGGTTTTGTTTCTGACGTCACGGCGCAGTATGGCATTCCGTTTGCTGGTGGTGTCGGTCAGGCTGACTATTTGACCATCACTGTTGAGGGTGGTTTTGCTCGTTTTGGCCGTATGCAGGGCAACAGTTACGCAATGGCTGCCGACACGGTTGCTAACCAGTTGACTGCTGCAAACACACAAACAGGGCTGACGCTTTCGTGGACTGGCACTACTGGTTCACCAGCGATGGCTGCAACAACGGTTAGTAGCACTTGGGGCGACTGGGTGGCAAGAGTGTGCCAGACAACCAATGCACGCATCAGGGAGTTTGGTAACGCCACAACGCTTGTGAGTCCGTTCAACTCGAATGTGAGCACAATCAATTTTTCTGATGTGGCTAACAACTCGACCAATCAGGTGTATAGCAAAATCAACTTTGACAGCCTTGCCGACAACTTCTATACGCAGGTGACGGTGACTCCTGAATCGTTTGGAGCTGCGACTGTGACGAAGGCTGGCGCTGCAGTGCCTTATCGGGCGTACCAGACGAACACGTTGAATGCCAGCAACAGTCAAGCCACTGACTACGCCAACTACCTGCTTGGGAACTATGG